TACAATCTTTGATTCTATAAACACACCTGATTTAATTATAAAAGATGCGATAAGAATGTCTATAAGTGTTCCTTTTTTATTTACTATAAAAGAATATAATGGAGATATACATGTAGATGGAGGTTTAATTAATAATTATCCTATAAAATTATTTAAAGATAATTTAGAAAATGTTTTAGGTTTAAAATTAGTTACAAAAGGAGAATTTGAATCTCATAATATTGATGTAAAAATAGATAATTTTGAAAGTTATATTTATAATATTATGAAATGTTTTATGGTTCAAAAGGAGAAAGAAACTACATTATCATATATATATAAAGACCATACTATTTGTATAGAAACTGAACATGTAACAAATCTTTTAAATTTTGGATTAACTGAGGAAGAAAAAAATAAATTGATAAATATAGGATATGAATCTGCATTAAAATATTTTGAATAATAAGATTAATTTTATTTAAAAATAAAATTAATTACTAATTAAATTTAGAATGGATTATGATAATTTAGAAGAAATTGCACAGCAAATTTTTACAAAACCACACGGTGAACCTAATAGTATACAGTTAGAATTAGAAGAAGTAACATCTGATATAGCTTTAAAATATGGGATTGAAAATTTTATATCTCATATATTATCTATAATAACAATAAAAGGTATTAAAATATTATATGGAGATGATATAAATATATTATTGTTATCGGTATCTCAATTAGATACTGTTAGAATGTATGTTAGATCTTTTGGTTATGATTTGATAATTTCAAAAGATAAAAGTGATATTTCTAAAATAATGTTTAAAAAATATTTTATGTAAGTGATATTTCTTCCAAGTATGTTGTATTGATTTCATTTTTATTATATATGGTTAAATTTTTATTTGTACCTACTAAAGTAGGTGGACCACTGCTTGCAGGCCAAGGTATATCAGGATAATATACTCTATAAGAATTGAAAAAATCTGAAAAATCAAATTCAAATTCTGAAACTACCTTTCCAAATAAATTATTATTAGGAAAATAATCTACGTCATGTATAATTACATAATCAGCAGTATCCTTAAAATAATCCATAGTCCATTGTCTGGCAATCCAAGGGTTTTGATCTATAAAAACTATTGAATATGCATTTTTATCTAATGAATTAATTGTAGTTTCCCAATCTTCTACAAATATATACTTGTGATTATCATTAGATTTATATAAAGATTTCATTTGATTTAACCAAACTTTGTTATTTTCAAGTGAAATTAATTTTCTATTTGTATTTTTTATTATATCTAATATAAATCCTGTACTACCATGACCTGTTCCAAATTCTATTATATCTCCTGATGTTTTATTAATGTACCATTCTAAAAATTTTTGATGTGTAGCATAAGGATCTTCAGTTCTATACATTTTTAATTGATTTGTTAATAAATATTATTTAATAATAAATATTAGTTTTAAATAATATTTGTTAGCAAATTAATTAAAATATATATAAAAATTATTATTTTATATTTGAATTTATGGTTTAAATAATGTAAATTATAGTGTAAATTATAATTTATTAATATATACGATAAGTTTTTTATATGTTAATTATGAAAATTTTTTTTCTTTTTGTATATTATAAAAAACAATAAACAATGGGTGGTGGATTAATGCAATTAGTAGCCTATGGAGCTTAAATATTTGGGCTCAAATAGTAAGCTGCTAGTATGGTTTGTATATATACCATACTAGATAAACAGTATTAAATATACAAATAAGGAATACATTTATTTCTTATTATATAACTTGCTAGTGAAAAATTTTTAAAAGTTTTTTGCGAAACTTTCAAATTGCGGGAACATCTTTAGAGCTTTAACTACTACTTGTTTTGTAGTGATACGTAACAATACCAAAGGGTAATGACCTGAGGCATAGTAAAAACGTTAAAGATTAGATAATCCGCAGCCAAGTATCTTATATTGTTAAAAATTGAATAAAAAATATTTTATTAATAATTTTAAATGGATATAGGTGAAATTTATTGTTTAACAAGTCCTTCAAATAAAAAATATGTTGGTCAATGTGTTAAGTTATTGTCAAGTAGTAAAAAATGGGGTTATTTAAATAGATGGAAACAGCATATAACAGATGCTAAAAATGGTAAAGATTATTGTAGATTATTAAATAATGCTATCCGTAAATATAAACCTGAAAATTTTACTATTGAAAGAATAAAAGAATGTGAAATAAAAGATTTAGATTATTTTGAAAATCTTTATATTGAACAATTAAACACTATGACACCAAATGGTTATAATTTAACTTCAGGTAAAACAACGTCAAGACAATCAGATGAAACAAAAGAATTACGAAGAAAAAATATGATAGGTAAGAATTTAGGTAAAGTTTTGGATAAACGTCCAAGACGAAGATCAGAAGATTTAAATTTGCCAAAATATCTTCGTTATTATAGAGATTCATCTGGTAAAGAAGGATATAGAATAAGTAATCATCCAAATTTAAAAGAAAGGTCATTTGTAAGTAAATATTCTTCTATGGAAGATAAATTACAATTGGCAATGGAATATTTGAATTCAGTTTAGGTAGATATAAGATAAAGGTTCAACGAGTAGACGGAAGTTGGGATTTAATGATGATATTAGCCATATCTGAAAATTCTTAAGGTGTACTCTATTCCTAATAGAGATATTAGGGCTAACGATCTGAAAGATCGTAAGCAAGATATTTACTTAACTGGGAATCCCCAGATAACTTTTTTCAAAGTTGTGTATAGAAGACATACTAACTTTGCTATCGAATCAATTGAACAGACGTTTAATGGAACTGTTGATTTTGGTCGCAAGGTAAGTTGCACTGTTTCGCGAAACGGTGATCTTATCCACAAAGTTTATTTGCAAGTTACTTTGCCAGCTTTAGCTGGTACTAACCCTATTTGGGTTGATGAAATTGGTCACAATTTGATTGATGAAGTTTCAATTGAAATTGGTGGACAACAAATTGATAAACATTATGGTGATTGGTTAAAATGTTAGACCAAAAAAGTATATTCATAAAAAGAATATACTAGTGAATTATAATTTTAAGTTTACAACACCCTGTAAGTTTTTTATCACTCTTAAAATATAATTTGCGACACTTTTAAACTGCGGGAAACCCCTTAGAGCCTTTACTACCACTCTTATGTAGAAATATTTAAGAGGAACACGATTAATAGTCGTACCCAATGGTAAAAATGTAAAGGATTGGGCAATCCGCATCCAAGCTGCTAAACAAATTACTATGTAATTTGCACGTAGAAGGTTCAACGACTAAATAGAAGTGGGTGAATCTAATAGATTTGCTTAAGATATAGTCTAAACCGAAAAAATTGAATAATTAAAATATAAAATATTTAATAATGAAAAAGTGTAATAGATGTAATATATTTCAAGAAAATATAAATTTTTATATAATAAAGAATGGTAAATGTTTACATTCTAAATGTAAAGCATGTTGTTTAATTGTAAATAAAGAAAATCAAAAAAATAGGGATAAAAGCAAAAAGAATGAATATAATAAAAAATATTATTCCGAATTCAAGTCCGAAATTTCTTTACAAAATAGAGAACAAAAAAATAAGTACCAAAGAGATTATTATGAATTAAATAAAAATATAATTTTTGAAAAAGAAAAAGATAGATATAATAATGATATTAAATTTAGACTTTCTAAAATTTATAGAAATCGTTTAACTAGTTATATTAAAGGTGAAAATAATATTATCAAATATCTAAAATGTGATTTAGTAGAATTAAAAAATTTTATTGAAATACAATTTAGTGAAGATATGTCATGGGAAAATAAAGGTACAATGTGGGAATTAGACCATGTAATACCTATTTCTAAATTTAATTTAGAAAATCCAAAACATACTGAAATATGTTTTCATTGGTGTAATTTAAAACCTTTGTATAAATTAGATAATAGAAAAAAGTCTAATAAATTAATTGACAAAATAATAAAATCTCATCAAGAATTTTCTTTATATTATAGCACTATACATAATTTAAATTATATAAATATATATGATTTTTATATTCAAAATTTTAATAAATAGGTAGAAATACCCGGTATAAATTGAAACATTTGGAATGAATTGACCCAGACTGCTGAAAAATCAGCTGGTTATGACAGTATGATTGGTAATACTTTGGCTCTTACTACTGCTGGTGGAGATGGTTCAGGTAATGCTAATACTACTCCTGAGACTACTCTTTATGTTCCTTTGCAATTCTGGTTCTGCAGAAACCCAGGTCTTGCTCTTCCTCTTATTGCTTTGCAATATCATGAAGTTAAGTTCAACATTAGCTTCAAAACTTTGGCTGACGTAACAAAGAATACTGTTACTGGATCTCCTAGTTTGAATGCATCTTTGTATGTTGATTATATCTATTTGGATACTGATGAACGAAGACAATTTGCTCAAGTTCAACACGAATATTTGATTGAACAATTGCAATTCACTGGTGCTGAATCAGTAGCTGCAACTTCT